TCTATTGTATTTTATCATAGCAAAAAATAAACCGGCCTTTCGACCGGTTTATCCCTATTAATATAAAATTAATATTTATCAGACACGCTTGAGTACTGTGATACCACCAGCAACAGCTGATGTACCAGGTTCATGCATTTCGAAGCCGATGCGCTGAGTTGCCTTGAATGCAAGAACATCTTGATCGAAATAGAATTGATCTGATACTTGTACTCTCATATCTCTTCTATCTGCAAGGACAGCAGACTGGCGAAGATTACCAAATGCAGCGAGTGCTTGACCACTTGCGCCTGCAGCAGTTGATGCAAGATCATCAATGTATTCTATATCATACCCGAATAAAGTCGGGCGACCATCAGCAAAGTTGATCAAATCTAATGTCCCATTGCCGCTCAAATTGTCTAATCTGTTGCAGATAACATTCTCATAGAATGCTCTGGAACAATAAAATTTGACTTCACCAGGAATTAAGAACTTGCGAGGGAGAGCAGCAACCATTGATCTGAGGTTGCCAATCGTTACAGCAGTCCAGTTTGCGGTAGATCCTGCAGCTGCTGTGATTACACCAGCATTGCTTGCAACATCTGTTACTTCAGTTACAAATCCATTAATAAAACCATCAGCTGAAGTTGTACCTACACCGACCGACATTACGCGATCTTCTTCTTGACTGAAGGCAACCGCCATAGAGCGGCTGAGGCTTGCCCCGATATCTACCAGTGCATCATCATTGACTTCTGTAGTAACAGGTACAAGACAGGACAATTTTTTCATAAGAGCTTGAACACGAGAGAATGTAGGTTGGGAAGGTGTAATTGCAGTACCTTCTGTAGTCCAGTAGACAGCAGCATCAGCAGACATCTTAGGGATCCACAATGTATCGCTGGAAGCTCTGCGAACATCTGCATTACGTCTTACAACACCATATTGAGCACGAAGATAAATTAATTCAGCGAGAAGCTCATCAGGCACAAGATAGCCACCCTGTGAATCTGTGGTTTCATTGACATTCTTAGTCCAAAGACCATTTTCTGCAAGATAAGATTGTGCTTTCTGGTTGCCAGTTGCAGCAAGTGCAAATTGACCCATTTTATAAGCCTTAAGACCCTTCTCATCGTTAGAGCCTTGAAAAGGAAGACTTGAAAGAGGATTGGAAGATTTGAATTCGATTTTACTTGTCATTTTGACCTCTGTAGTATTTTCGACACTCTTGACTGGCAAGAGTTGTGCATCTATTGACTTAAGAGCATCAATTTTTGCCTTAAGTTCATCATTTTTGTTGAGCAATGCTTGTGCATCAGCAACTACACCGTTTTCATCGGTCAAAATTGCTTTGGCTTTTGTCGCATTGTCTTTGATTTGGATTTCAATTTCATCAATTGTCATTTTTTAATCCCTCATAAGATCTAGCATCATTTTTTTAATTAATAAATTTTTAACCTCAGATTGATTAGCTACATCATCTGATTCTGTTTTTGCAGAAGCTTCCTGATCCCGGAAGAAGTCTGCCATTTTGCCAGCCAAAGCTTTTGACTGACTGTTTGAGAAATGCAATACATCCCGTAGAGCTTTCTCAAGTTCACGCTGGGTCTCAGGACCCTTAGTTAATATTTTTATGTATGCCATTTCATCCATAGGGTTATTATAGAGCTTCCCAACAACGTCTTTTGCTCTATTTGCAAATTCATCGATTAATACATATGCGTAATCAACATTGTATCCACCTTCGATGACAGCATCAAAACCACCACACATCATATAATATAATTTATTTACACTATCGATAGCTAGTTCGGCATCAGCTTCTGAAAAAATTGACATAGCAAGATCTTGTGGACTAACGCCCATTTCGACAAGTCCCTCGACCATGTCTTCAACATCTTCACTTTCAGATTCTTCCATTTCATAATCTTCCATTTTAACATCAATTAATTTATAAACTTTATTTCTTGATTCAGCTGGCGTAGGAGTAACACTTACTTCAGCGATAGGCCAACTCATAATTTTATAACTTTTACCAGTTTTCTCTCTAGTAACAAGATGACCAGCTGCACCAGATGAGAAGCCAAGTTTACCTTGCTGAGCTAGTTTATCAATCATCTTGCCATATTCGTTGCTCATATCAATTTGAGCTTCGTACCAGAGACCGACATCATCCATCATTACTTCGCCATAACCAATAGGATAGCTCTTCATAGTACTATCAGCGCCATGATGGTAATATAAATTAATTTTAAATTTATCGCCCATTTTCATTGGTCGGCCAAAATCAGTAGATGCCACGAAATAATCTGCTTCTAAATCAGTATTGTCAGGACTTCCAAATCTAATTGCATAACCTTTGATTTTGCCATCGGATGATGCTTTAATCGCATCTCCATAAATATATAAATTTTCACTTGTCATATTAATTCTCTCAATGGTGTTATAGATGAGGTCGGTCCCCAGTCAGGATTAATGTTTATTTGGACAAAACTATCCAATGATGCACCATCCTTATAAAGACGATATCTTGCAGGCCCTAATACAATTAATTTTTGTTTATCTGACAATTTGCCAAATAAATCATCTCTTGTAGGTATTTTATCAGATTCGTCATCTACTAGGCTAGGATCGCCTGTTATTTCCGCCCAAGAAGGTGTAATTGGAACTATAACGCATCTACAATTAGGATGCGATTCCATTACCTGGTTAAGTTCATATACCTTGCCATGTAATGCCCAACAAGCTGGACAAGTTCTAGTATCAGCTGTGCAGATTCTTTGATAGCCATTGACAAGAGTAGTATTATTATTATAATTTTCAATTGTTGCAGCCCTAGCAGCTCTTATTGATTCAGTCCGAGCAATTGTTTGAGCTCTACTCAATGGTATATAAGATTTTTCTTTTATTTTTCTTGCAATTGCTTTTGGATTCTGCCCTTGTAAGATTCCTACTTGTAGATATTCTTCGACATCGATCTCGTAATCTTCTGACAAAGTATCAAATAAATCCCTTAACGGCGATCCATCACTAGCAAAACCAACGAATTGCTCAAGGGCATCGTTATCTAAACTATTAATTTTTAAGTCAAATCCAGCTGGTGGTTTGCCCAGTCTTGCTCGCAAATTGTCAACTGCATACAAATTGCCGTAATCTACTGTTTGTTTTTGCAGATCAGCCACAATCTCATCAGCATCGTCTGAAAATTTATTTATTTTAGATTTAATTTCTCTTATGGCAGAATCGTAGTATCTTTCGAGCTCGCGATATATTTCTATATTTGTCGCGCCATCTTCTTCCATTCTATTGATTTGAGATTCTAATTTATTTAAATCATTCAGTGACGCAGAAAGAGCCCTGGAATAAGCTACATTTATTTTTTTTATAGCTTCATCTTCAGACTCAATTAATCTTCTGCGATACTGCCTTGCTGCTTTTAAAAGCCTACTAATAGACATATTAGATCCTTTAAATAATTAATAAATAAATCCAAAAGTCTACTTATATCCAGCATAGTCATCCTCATCTACATTATGAGGTAACGAGATGGATTTGCCACTTTCCATTATTTTATCTCTAATGCGACGTGACCAAGCGTAACCTGCATCACCGCCCCAGAGATCCCAAGCTACTCTGCCTGGGCTAGGAAATCCTTCTTCACCCTCGTTAAAACCTTCAGCTTCCTTATCGACTTCATGCCTGGAGAAATACGAGTAGGCTCTCAAAACTGTATCTTCTGAAAGCTTTTCTCTGTTAGAAATTTGATTTGCACGAGCTAAACCAATTCTTGTCCCGCCATCAAAGCCCTCTTCTTTCCATTGCAGAGCTCTGTTTGCATTATCAATCATTGTTTGATTAGGATAAAATTTTAAATTAATATTTTTAATTGGTGCTTCTGCTGGAACGATTGTTGGTACAGTTAAAAAATAAATTAAATCATCATCAGGCTCAACTTCTAAGCCAATCATCATCTTAGCCTGAGATCTGCTAATAACACCAGATTTATACAATTCTGAGGCTCTCTTACTCTCTGCATACTTATCCTCAGCTAATGCTCTTACAGAGCTTAAATCATAGCTAATTTGGCTTCCTGGAGCTGGTGCAAAGTCAATTAATAATGAGTAAGTTAAGATTTCGCACAGAGAATCGAGGAGGGGCAACATACCGTCCGTCCAAGATTGTTCCTGTGCTTGCTGGTAATTGGAATAAGTGCTTCTCTCTAAGCCTGCGCCAAGTCCAAGAGTGACTGCATTGATCCCAAATGCAGCTGGGATTCTTTCTTCAGGTAATCTTCTTATCTCACCAAGATCTAATTCAGAAGGTGAATAAGAAACTTTAGTTAAATTATAGGCCCCAGACATCACGGCAATTCCGCCGGAACTGTCTCCATTAAAGTCTTGATTTAATTTTTGTTTGATCTGCCTTGCATCGTCTGGGCTAATATCTACTGCCATATTATTAGCATCAGGACCAATTAAAATAGAAGGAATGGCTCCGTTGCGAAGTAGACCGTAAGCAGTTGAGCTTGCTAAGTTGTCTGTAGCCACTTCGCGAAGCAGGGATGTCAAGGGTGATCTACCGTATCTTACGTCAGTTGTATCACGTCCATACCGCCAGTGGATAATATCTTCTGTAGCAATATAATACTCTGCGCCCTGAGATGTGTAAACATAATTAGTAATTGATATTTTTTGAGTACCTTCAGCTCTGACCATACTGGACGGGAGATATTCTAAAGCAACAACTGTCTTACCCATACCTCTAATTTTTCTTAAGTATCCATTACCCATCAATAAATAGTCCTGGATAAAGTTGCCATATACTTGAGATGGCGTTTGTTTACCAGACATTGGATCACGAAGTAAATCAATAATATCAGCATCTTCTACTTCAACATATTGACCGCCCTCGCGTTGTTTCAATACAAATTCTACTTGGCTAAAATTGGTTAAGTACCATCTTACTGAGATAGCAACAATTGAGTTTAAACTTAAGTCACCAGCTTCGCTAACCCAATCGCGGTTACTTGATGGTAACTTTTTAAACAACTGAGCTAACAGATTGCCGTCACCTCTGCCATATAAGGTGTTTACGCTGTTGCTATATTGGTTTACAGGAGGCAACGGCTCTTTTGGATTGGCAAATGTACGCTTGAGGTTGTCAAAAAATCCCATTTTTTTATTAATTCCTAAATAAATATATTTTATTTTATCAGAGTGCCGCGAATTTTCTCTGCGCAAATAAAGCTGAGAAGGCGTCAGACAAGCAATCGACTTGGTCATCATGCTTAGATAATGGAAATTGTCTGAGTTCTTCTAACAGATTGCGGTTCCATTCAGCTTTGACCATATAAACATTACCAGCGTTTAACTGCGAAGCAAATGGTTCTGCTCTTAATTCTTTCTTAGTAGTTGGTCTCAATTTAATAATATTATTTCCAGCTAACATCCTTATTAAATATTGAGATTGAAATTTGCCTGCTGATCCAGGATC